CTTAAGGTTCTCGAATTCTTCGGGTATTCCTCCGACGGTTCCGATGATGATTGGGTGCTGTTTGAACTCATCTCGAAACACAACCATACACCACGTTCCCTCAACGGGACCCGTGGGGCTATAGCCAATGCCATTCATTGCCGCAGAGTGGGGCGGTTGCATTGGATATGCCCATGGCAAATCTGCTGTGGGCAGGACGGTCTTATCTTCAGAGTGGATACCAACCACTCGAACGCGACATCTTCCCAACTTCAGTGGATCGGAGTCTCGATTTTCCACTACCCCAAAATGCACGGATGTGGTTAAGTTAACGGATGGGTTGAATTTCATATTTTTCTCGTTGCTATCGTGCTGTCTTTGCTGAGTTCTAGCGTAGCGACATGTCCGGCACGTAGAAATTGATGAGCAATGCTGGTTATAATGTAGTGGCCACTTATGATATAATCCTTAATATCATCGGAATCCTTCATAATGGGTATTGGTCTGTTGACATCCAGATAAATCTTCTGCCCTACAGTATAATCCGTTCTACCCAAGACGTCTATTTGGACCTTAAATTGCAGGAGATCCGCAAACGTAGAATGGCGTTTCTGCAGAAACTTTGAATCTGTCACGTCGTTTAGATCGTGATTATTGTAGTATCTGGAGGATGTTATTCTCACGGCTCCCGCGGTGGAATATGTTTCCCCCGTAAATCCAAAGTTGGGATTTAGCTTAGTTCTGCTATCTTGATCTCCCTGCCAGCGGATATTCTTGTATTTCTTTGTTAACAGATCGTGGGTAATGAGATCAGACTTGAATCCGCCCGCTTGGTGTATTCTGGTATAATCAAACAACCTATCAAACTTCAACTCCAGGAATACAGGCCAATCTCGATTTGGTGATCTTTTTGTTTCTCCTAGAGATATGGCGTTGACGTTTGTATCTACGTCCGTTATATAATCCGATCCTACAAACTTCTGGAATACGGGCTGAGATGCCAGAAAATCCAAAGAGTGATAATTAAATCCCTTCCTGGAGTTATAGAAAAAATAGAGAGGAGAATTTTTAGCACTAATCGAGTGCAATTTGCAGTATTCGATATTTTTAATCGGAGACCAGAAATTGGATGTGTATTTTATCTGCTTTGAGGATGCTTCTTTGTTAAATGGCAGAGTCGATTGCATATACTCTCGGAGCATTTTCTCGGCAATTTCGTCCCCTGTTCCGGTAAACGTCTTGGAGATTGTCCTGTGTAGATCCTGAGCATATTCCGCTTGAACCAAGTTTAGGACGTATGACTGCAATCTGTCATTTCTCATTTCCCTTCTATCTATAGATTCTATCAAGAAGATTAATTCAATTTGGGTGTCTTTGGGTAATCCAGGAGTTTCAATCTTCAGCTTGAATAGATCTCGACCAAACTGCCCAGATTCTCCAGGCAGGTCATATGTATCCAACATAACCACCGTGGCTGTGGAGAATGGCTTATAAAGATCCTCATATAGGATAACAGATTCAATTTGCTGCGCCACGCCAATCGTAGTTCCTCCGGAGAACATCCAATTGGCCTCCACTATATTGTATTCGCCTGCTTGCCAGATTGCGCCGCTCATCTTTGGATAACCTCAAACGCGGATTGAAACTCATCAACAACTTGATTAATCAACCTTATATCAATCAACTTGATTCTACGCTTGCTGTTGTTGACTTTATATTCATAATCTTTATTGGAGATTACCTTGGCATACGGCACGGAAGTTGAATCATCCACTCCTGTTTGAGTGTTGACTTTGTAGAAGATATTCCCATTGGCATCTTCATAATGTGGATTCCCAAAAATGATATGCTGGTCGTTCTCATTTCCAGACCCATATTTTTCGGTTATATAGGCATCTAGAGTATCCGAGTCCATGGGCCAATCATAGAAGTAATCGTAGCGTTGGTTATAGACCATAATGACCCAGTGCAATAGTGGGTCTTTATAAACTTTCTCAGCAATAAACTGAGGAGTTTCTCCATCCTCAATATCATATTCGTTGTAGAAGTCGATTCCTTCTACTAATTCCTGGACGAATCTGACGTTTAGAGCTATATCCCGAACAACAACCAAGCGATTTTCGCCGGTGATATTGAAGTTGTATAGGATCTTAGGAAATTCTGCAAAATATTTCATCATATTATATTCCAGACTTGTAGAATGGAGATGTTTCTTTTGTTGGAACTGCCAGTTCTTTGAATGTCATTGCGACGTTAATTTGGGTGGGCATTCCATTATCAAAAGTGACAAATTGCCCGTTAGGTGTGTAATTAACGGTGAAATTAGTAAGGACGGCAGTCATCTGTTTCTCGAGATACTCGTTCTCTTTATCCTGTCTGTAGTATTTGATATCAAACTCGGAAGGATAGATGTATAGGAAGTTGTCTGCTTTTAGATATTCTGGGAGCATGTGATATCTAAACATGCGCACGATATTCAGGACATTTTTTCCTTCCGCTTCGCTTTTTGGTGAGAATTGGAAGTTAAATTGGAATGTTCTAAAATCTACGCTTTTGAATAACTGCTCGGATTTGGAGTTTCCGTATGTTACTCCTAGAGCTTTTTCTGCAAAACGCATCTGCCCGGATTTGAAGGCATCATTGGCGATTTTACCCACTAATGCAGACCCAACATCTGATGCTGCGGATTTCATATTTCCGCCTTTCATTGCCTTATTAGCAGCTCCGGCAAGTTGATCATAAATAGCAAGACCGGACATATCTTCTGTGTCCCAATTGACGCTATATCCGGTGGTTAACTCGTTAGGCATGTATAATGAGATTGCGCTGGTCAATCTCTTATATTTCTCGAGAACCGTGGCTCTAATTCCCAGTGCCTCTATACCGGACCGTACAGTGCCCACATTAGAAAGTTCTTTAATTTTATCGCCCGACTTTGACATGTATTTGTTGGGAGGAAGATCCGTTGTTCCAGTACCAAATTGGACATTATCTGCTCCTTCATCAAACATCTGGGAATATACCTTCCCCGTTGCTACGGCGCTATTTGCTGGGACATTTATGAAGAAGACAACTTTATGGCCGCCATATTCCTCAGAAATATCCAAATCAATCGGGTATTGCAGGTTGGCAACGACGTATTTGTTGGTGTCTCCCTCTACACCAGATACCGTGCCTTGACTTTTGTTTACGAATCCCATTGATAAATACCTGTAAAGTAATTCTATATAGGGTATTTATCACATATGGCGCACCCAAAACCCAGAAAATGGGTCCCAAAACATCCAGAAAAGTATGTTGGAAATCTGCACAATATCATTGCCAGAAGTTCCTGGGAGGTCAAGTTTTTGAATTATTGCGATAACCACCCAGAGATTCTAAAGTATGCGTCAGAAGAATTGGTCATCCCATATTTTAGCCCAGTTGATCAGCGCTGGCATAGGTATTATGTGGATTTTGTCATGCTGGTTAGGACAAAATCCGGAGAAATTAAGAGATTTGCAGTTGAGGTAAAACCCTTCGCCCAGACGCAAATGCCAACGTTGCAACCCAAGAACTCCAAACAGAGAATGCGATTAATTAATGAGATTAGCACATACGCAGTTAACCAAGCAAAATGGAAAGCGGCGCAGGACTTTTGCGGGAAGAAGGATATGGAATTTGTTGTCATCACAGAAAAAGAATTATATAAATGAGCACCCTAGATAAAATTTTAATCACCCCAGAAGCAGTCCGAACTTCTCGGGTGTGGTTTGATAATCAAATTCAAGCAGCCGCGAAACTGCGACTTACGCCCAATAAAGTGCTTCTGGATAAGTCGTTTCACTTGACGGGAACATTAACTCCTGGGAAACTGTACTTCTTCTTCTACGACGCCAAACTAAAGGAAACTCTCCCATACTGGGACCAATTTCCTTTGGTGTTCCCATTATCCAGAGAGAATGGGGCGTTCCGAGGACTAAACATGCACTATCTGGAATATAAACCCAGAATGGCATTATTGCAAGAACTTCTCAAAGTTAACGGAAACAAAGGATTTTCTGAGAGGAAGAAGATCCAAATATCATGGGGATTATGTCAGAGTATGGCAAAATTAGCACCAGCTCAGGCTTGTATTAAGATGTATCTCAATGATCACTTGGCTTCTCCATTTTGCGAAGTCGCTCCAGAATATTGGCACACTGCTATGATGCTCCCAGTGCAGCGATTTGTTGGCGCATCCAAAGAGCACGTCTGGGCAGACAGCAAAATAAAATCTAGGAGAAAGTAATGGCGAATTATTCTTCATTGGCGGAATTCACCGCCTCAATAAAACAAAATGGAATGCCCACGGCAAGCCATTTCAACGTTATCATCGGTGGATCCAAGCAAAACGGAGTATCTCCGCAACGCGTGATGATGATGTGCGATACTACAAATCTCCCTGGTTATACACACATGACCACCGAGATGAGAACATATGGTGAAATTTTGGATATGCCATATGGAATATCCTATCCAGATTTGAATATGACTT